CCTTCAATGATTATAGGTATAGCTCAGGAAGCCGTTACCTTTACTGGTAGTGAAACAAAACTCGTAGCTGTCCAATACGGGTTACAACAATTTATCCCTTGGACATAAACAAATAATTAATTAAAATGGCAACAAAAACTTGGCAAATCAATACCCTTGAGCGAGAACTTAGCTCAGGTTATGTAAGTAAAGCGATCTTTCGTGTAAACGGCGAGGATGGCACCTACAAATTCAGAGCAACTGGTGAAGTAGATCTTCCAAAGCCTGATACTCTAGTACCTTATGCTGACCTTACAGAAGAAGTAGTACTAGGTTGGGTTAAAGCTAAACTAGATGCTGATAAAGCTGGTACTGTAGCTGCAATTGAAACAGCAGTAGAGAACGGTGTGAACGAACAGAAAACTCCAACAACAGGTGTCGGCAAACCTTGGTAGGATAAGAGTCCCTACTACTCCTACATCGCTACCCTCGATGCAAATCGAGTTCAAACCACCCACAGCTCGGATACCATCTTATAAACCAATGGTTATACCTCCGAGTGATTTGGAGGCTCCAGAGGATGTAGAACCAGAGAAAACAACTGAACAGCCTGAACCACCTAGTTTAAAGATTCCTTTATTGGATATTCAAATGCCAATACCTGAAACTGCTGTGGTGGTTACTGCTGTAACAACAGCGGTGGTAGCAGTAGCTACAACTACTGTTACCCAATCTTTATTTGAACCAATCAAAAAGAAAGTTCAAAAACAACTACAAGCTAAAGTTAATAAATGGAAAGAAAAGAGGAAACAAAAAAAGGAATCCTTGGCAAACTAAAAGACGCTGCTGAAGATAAAGAACACCAAATAGAAATCCTTGGTACTTTCGTAAGACTTGCTGTAGTGGTTTGGTCTGGAGCGATAATTACGCTCAATTACGTTGATATACCTATGGTAAAGAAATCTGGTAATTCAGATATAACTTTTGTAGCATCGGTCTTCACTGGAGCCTTAGCAACTTTTGGTTTGACCACAGGTAATAAAAATGGCAACGGTAAAGCAACTGTTGACTGTCCAATGAACAAAAAAAAGGAAGAATGAACAAATGGCTAGTACTCTTCCTACTGGCATCACCCACGGTAGCGAGAGCAGAATTAGTGACCCCGAATTTCACCCAGGGTTCGATGAAC